CTTGTTTGACTATTTGACGTTGGCTGGAACAACTTACGCTGGCATAAAGTAAGGAATTATAATGGGTTTATTAGATAACATCGGAAACAAGCTATCTTCAATGTCAGACGATGATAAGCGAGGCTTGGCTTTAGGCTTGGCTTCTGGCTTTGCAGGCATGAGTGGTAATCCTAATACCAACAGTATTATGGCTGGTATTGCAGGTCAGCAGGCGGCTTTGCGTGATGATCAAAAGGCTGCTCAAGCTAAAGATTTGGCAACACAGCAAGCCGCAAATCAGCGCAATAGAACTGCCACATTTTTAAGAAGCAAGGGCGATCAAAGGTTTTCTGATTTAGCAGACGCGCTTGAATCTCAACAAATATCTGGTGCTGATGCTTGGTCTGAGTATCAACGTCTAATGAAGTTTGACGATAGAGAAAGAAAGACATTTACAGACGCTTATGGTGACATTAGATACCTTGATGGTAATAAAGAACTGGTAATGGGCGGTGCAGCACCAACGCAAGTAATGCAAGGTAGTGTTTTTGAGCGTAATAGTGGAACTGGTGCAATACCACAAAAAAGGTACACACTAGATCAAAGTAAAAAAATTGACACGTTAAGTGATGACATTAGAACTGGTTTAAAAGACTTTAATATGGTCGCTGATGGATGGGACAGATTATCGTTATTTTTTGAAAATAAAGGTGCTGTATCTGATTATTCTTTAGCTGTTGGATTTGCAAAGATTCTTGACCCAACATCAGTTGCGCGTCAAAGCGAAGTGGACGCAATCGCACAATCTAGTTCTATCGGTGCATCGATGAAAGCCGCATTGACAAAAGCCGTTAAAGGTGAGGGAGCAATGCCTCCAGCACTTAGAACTGAGATTGCTGAACTTGCTAGAGGCATATATGTAAAGAAAGCAAATAAAGCTAAAACTAAGTTGGATAAATACGAAGCCTCTGCTAAAGGGTTTGGAATAGATTTAAAAGATATTTATTTTGGTTCAGATATTACGATTCCTTCTGAAATAAAACCAGATTTGTCAATTTACGTTCCAAGAGATGTGCCGCCAGCAATAGCAACGTATAATGGTATGACACAAGATGAATGGGAGGCTATGCCCAGAGACGAAAAAGAAAAATTAATTACTTTAATGACTAATTAGGATTTATCATGGCAGAACTTAAAATGACTCCTGAAGGTCAAGATTATCTTGATAGCCTTGGGGTAAAAAAAGCAGAAAAAAAGCAGCTAATTGAAAAAAATGCCGAAGCTGCTGGCTCCCAAAAAATACGCACTTTTTTTCAAGGCTTATCAATGGGGTGGAGTGACGAAGTGGAAGGGGCTATTGCCTCTATGTTTTCAGACAATACTTATGATGAAGAGCGTGACGCAATTCGTGCAAAGTTAAAAGCCTTTAAAGCTGCAAACCCAAATCAAGCATTATCGTTAGAAGTTATTGGCGCAATCGTTCCTATGTTTACCCCTGTTGGGTGGTTAGCAAAAGGTGCAGGAGTTTCGGCTAATGCTGCTAGAGCTTTCTTGGCGGCTGGAACAGAGGGAGCCGTTTATGGTGCTGGCTCAAGCGAGGGAAGAAATGTAGGCGAAGTGTCTGGTGATACTGTAACAGGTGCAGTTACATCTTTAGCCACAGGTGGTGGTTTATGGATGGCTGGTCAAGGCATAAAAGGTATTGGCAACGCAGCTTATAAATGGACAAGAGAGCGTTTAGGCGATAAAGCTGCATCAATTGTTGAATCGGAATTAGCAGAGCTTGTTGCTAAAACTGGTAAGTCAGTTGACGAAGTGGTGGCTGATATTGCATCAGGCAGAATTATGGCAAATAACGAGACATTAACAGTAGCGATAAAGACAATAGTTAATGAAGGTGGTGAAGCTGGAAGGGAAGCAATAAAACTGGCAGCAAGAAATAACAAACTATCAAAAAGTAGAGCAGTCACTTCTTTGCAACGTTTATTTTCACCTGACTCGCTTAGAGGTGATGGTAACTTAGTTCGCTATATGGATGAAACAGAAGAGGCTTTATTAGCTGCTGAAAGAAAAGAATATGGTGATGCGTTTGAATTAACACCAGAAGTAACTGGCGAAATTCAAATGACATTGCAAAATCTTGTAACCAGATTTCCAACGGCTGCTAAAGAATTAAAAAAACTTTATGAAGAAATGGGTATGGGCAGTGATGCTTTTATTAAAGCAGATGCAGACGGAAACATTGTGTTAAATAAAATGGCAAGCCTTGAAGATGCTGAAACAATGTACCGAGTTTTACGAGATACGACAAGCAAACTTTATAAAGACAGCAAAGGAACAAGGGCTAAAAATCTAAAAGGTTTGGCTAATGATTTAAAAGAGCAACTTGACTCTACTTACAGCGGCTTGGCAACAGCTAGATCAAATGCCTCTATAGTACGGGATAGTGCTGATGCCTTTAAAGAAGGTAGAAAAATGTTTAGTGATGGTCAAAATGTTGAAGCTGTTGATGTTTATTTAACAAAATTAATAAAAGAGAAAGACCCACAAGTTGTTCAAGGTTTTTTAAATGGATTTTTAACAACAGCAAAATCAAAAATCAATTTTACTCCATCAGTAATGAAAAGATTAGGTGATGATAGCACTAATATTTCTCAAGTTTTACGCACAGTTATGGGTAAAACTGGTAAGCAGGGCGAAGAAGTTTTAGCAAAATTGGATATAGGAGGCGGTGCAAACGCATTAAAAGTTGGCTTACCTATTGTTGCAGGCTCAGGAACTCAACCTTTAATTAAAGAAGCAAATAGAAGAGGTACAGGTGCAGGTGCAGGCATTCTCCGTAGCGCAGTTTCGGGTATGCCAGACCCAGAATCGGTATTTAATATAGTTCAACGAATGACATCTAATGCTCCAATTAAAATAACGCCAGAACAAAACATGGAAATTGTTAAAGTGTTATTTAGCACCAATCCAGAAGTTGTAAGAAAAGCATTAACGGATGAAACAGGAATGGCCCAGTTAGGTAATGCAGTAGGCAACATTGTTGATGGTTTCTTAAAGGGTGCTAACAGACCAATACAACAGCAAGCAACACAAGAAACTATGGATACAAGCGGTGGAGAATTTCTACGAGATTTTGGCAATTACACTGGGCAGGGAATTATGAGTTTGATTAATGGAGAGCAGTAATGCCTAAAATGACAGAACAAGACATTCAAAGCGCGATTAAAACCGCTATACAATCGGCGATTGATTATGTGGATAGTGATATTGCTTTTCAGCGTGAACGCGCTCAAAGTTACTTTGATGGGAATGTTGATTTAGAGCATGAAGAGGGCCGTTCTAGGGTAGTATCTACTAAAGTGCGTGATGTGGTGCGCGGTGCTAAACCAAGTCTAATGCGCATCTTTATGAGCAACAATAAGTTTGTTGAATTTACGCCAAAAGGCCCAGAAGATGTGGCTAATGCAGAACAAGCTACTGCCTACTGTCACTGGGTATTTAATAAAGTTGGTGGGTATAACGTACTGAGCAATGCAATACATGATTCTCTGGTTAAAAAGGTTGGTCTGGTTAAAGTCTGGTGGAATACCGAGACAATCGCTAAATCATACACCTACGAGAACCTTTCCGATGAAGAGGTACAGGTATTAGTCAATAAAGAAGGTGTGGAAGTTGTAGAGCATCGTCAAGAAATAGAAATGGAGATGGATGAATTTGGCTTAGATATAGAGCGAAATGTTCATAGCATGGTTATTTCTCATAAATACGAAGAAGGTGAAATGGTGGTCGAAGGCATACCACCAGAAGAATTTTTTATTGATGGTTCAGCTAAATCCATTGATGATGCGTACATTTGTTGCCACCGAAGCGAGAAACGCGCAGGCGATCTAGTGGCTATGGGCATCGACCAAGATGTTGTTGATAATTTATCAGGTACAGATGAAGATACGTTAATCGGTAGTGTGGAAAAAATACAGCGATTTGGCGATTCTATCCAAGACGATGAAACAGTTGATAACGACCCATCAATGCGCCTAGTAATCGTCACAGAAGCCTATATGCGCATTGACGCAGAAGGTGACGGCATCCCTACATTGCATAAGTTCCTTTGTGGTGGCACTGATTACGAAGTGCTTGAAATGGAACCTTGGGATAAAGCCCCGTTTGCTGATTTTCACGTTGACCCAGAGCCACACGCTTTTTATGGTAGATCACTAGCTGAATTAGTAATTAACGATCAAGACACCACTACAAGCGTATTGCGAGGCATACTTGATAACGTAGCATTGGTAAACACGCCACGCCTTGAAGTCAATGAAGATATGGTGGAAATGGACGATGTGCTTAACAACGAGATTGGCGCAATCATTCGTAGTGAGCAGATTGGCTCTGTTAATCCCTTAACTGTGCCTTTTGTGGCTGGTTCTACTCTTCCAGCGTTGCAGTATCTTGATATGCTAGTGGAAGAAAAAACAGGCATTAGTAAAATGAGCATGGGATTAAACCCTGATATGCTACAAAATACTTCTGCCACAGCAGCCGCATTAACTGCACAAGCTGGTGCAGGCCAAGTTGAAGTAATGGCTAGGAACCTTGCAGAAGGGACAAAGCGGTTATTCCAGCTAATGCTACACGTTGCAGTTCAAAACTCCCCAGACGAGCAAATGATGCGTCTCAATGGGCAGTTTGTACCTGTTGACCCATCAGTATGGGATACAAGTATGGATATGGAAATTAACGTGGGTTTAGGCACTGGTCAAGAAGATGCAAAAGCAGCCGCATTAATGCAAACATTCCAGACTCAACAGCAGATTTGGCAGACATACGGGCCACAAAACGGCTTAGTTAGCATGACACAAATGCGTAATACCCTAGCAGATACTTTGTCTTTAAGTGGGTTCAAAAATGCAGATCGTTATTATGCACCTATGGATGATGCAACTGAGCAGCAGTTAATGGCTCAAATGGCAGAACAAGCCGCACAAGCAGCACAAGGTGAGCAGGGCGATCCAATGGCACAGGCATTAATCCAAGCAGAGCAGATTAAAGCGCAAGCCAGTATGCAAGGCCAGCAGATGAAGTTGCAAGGCAAAATGCAAGGCGACCAGATCAAAATGCAGGCTGATATGCAGGTTAAAGCGGCTCAGATGCAATCTAAGCAAGGCCAAGAATTGGCTGAGTTGCAGCTTAAATATCGTGAATTGCAATCATCTAATGACCTAGAACGCGACCAAATGAACCAAGACTTAATTGTGGAAGCAGCTAAGATTTTAGGGCAGTATGGTACAGCAGTTGATGTTGAACGTGTGAAAATGATGCAGAATGCACCAAGAGATGAAATGGGCAACATTCTATGATTAAAAAAGAACAAGCTGAACATTTATTAAAAGATACCACTTTTATTGATGTTTTTGCTATAATTAGAGCGGAACAGGTAAAAAAGTTCTTAAAATCTAGCAAATCCGACACGGAAACTAGAGAAGATGCCTATGCAATGACGCAGGCATTAAACCAGTTTGAACATATACTCAAGAGTGCAATCACTAATGAGGTTATGAAAGACAAACGCAAAAGATAGGATAGCACCGTGGAAACGACTAACCAAGTAAGCATTGAAAGTGCAGCAGATGCGTTATTGGCTCCAATGGAGCCAGAAACAACCGAAGTTAACGAAACTGAAACCCAAGTGGCAGAAGTTGAAGAGACCGAGGTTGAGCAAGAAGCCGAATTGGAATCTGACGATAATGCAGAATACGCAGAATTAGAAGATGAAGATGATGGTGAAGAATATGAAGCAGAAGCAGAACAGGAAGCCGATCAAGTTGAGCCTGATACATTCTCCATTAAAGTAGATGGTGAAAATGTTGAAGTAACTCTGGATGATCTAAAGCGAGACTATAGCGGACAGCAATATATTCAGAAAGGCATGAAGCAAGCAGCCGAGGCGCGAAAGCAAGCAGAAGAGGCATATAACGGCCTTAACCAACAGCGTGAGCAACTCGACCAGTTTATGCAACAGTTAGGTACACAAGGTGTTTTAACGCAGCCAGCTCCACCCACGAAGGATTTGCTTAACGCAGACCCATTAGGTTACATCGAAGCAGATGCAAACTATCGTGAAGAAATGGCAGCATATCAAGCACAACAGCAGCAATTAGGCCAGCAGCATCAAGCAAGCAAGCAGGCGCAAGAACAGGCTAGGAAAGTCCACTTGCAAGAGCAAATGACAGAACTTACTAGGGCAATTCCTGATTTTGGTGACGCTACTAAAGCAACCAAAATGAAGGAAAGATTAGTAAAACAAGGCGTTTCCGAAGGTTATAGTGCCGAAGAAATAGGCGGTATTATTGACCACCGAGCCATGAAAGTTTTGCACAAGGCTATGATGTATGATCAGATGATGGCAGGAACTTCTTCAGTTGAATCTAAACTGAAAAAAGCCCGTCCATTAATGAAAGCTGGTGCTAAAAAGCAACCTGACAGTATGGCTAAAAAACGAAGCAAGCAAATGTCTCAGTTGAAAAAATCAGGTAGCATACACGATGCTGCCGCATTACTGTTTGAAAGTTAAACTTAAATCATTTAGGAAGTAAATATCATGGCACAACCAACTAACACATGTGACACGTATGATACCAAAGGTATTCGTGAGGACTTGTCCAACGTAATCTATGACGTATCACCAGAAGAAACCCCTTTGCTTAGTTCTATTGCTAAAGTAAAGGCAACCAACACTCTACATGAGTGGCAGACTAACGCATTACGCGCAGCAGCTAACAACCATCACGTTGAAGGTTCTGACACTGGTGCTGAGGCTGTAACTGCAACTTCTCGTTTGGGTAACTACACCCAAATCTTTAAAAATTCTGTAATCACCTCTGGCACTAACGACACTGTTGAAGCTGCTGGTCGCGGTAACTCAGAAATGTCATACAACATTGTTCGTGTAGCTACTGAGCAGAAGTTGGATATGGAAAAGGCATTGTTTGAAAACGTAGCT